TGATGTTATTAGCTATATATGAAAATCAAAAATATGAAACTATGTATGTTCCTTTAGAAAAGAAAAAGGAAATACAAGAGTTTTTGGTGAAAGAAGGTATCAAATGGTACATAATGGGTTGGAGTGAAGGAGAAAAAGAAAATGTCAATAAAACTTTTAAGACTGAAATCGGGTGAAGATATTGTTGCAGATATAGATGAGAATGAAGATACAGTAACAATAGAAAACCCAGCACAAATTGTTCCCATGGGAGATCCTAGAGGTGGTAATGTTCAAATGGGATTTGGACCATGGGTACCTTTTAGTGACGATAAACAGATTGAAATTAGTAGAGATTGGATTGTTTTCATAACAGAACCAGCAAAAGATATTGTAAATAATTATAGACAGGCATTTGGGTCTGGCATTGTTGTGCCAGAAGTTAAAGTTGATCCAAAAGCTTTACTTAAAGAGTAACCTGTGTTATAATTAGTTAATGTCTGAAAGTTTCTATACAAATATAATTCAAAAAGGTAACACGCTTCTCGTCCGAGCGATTGAGAACGGTAAGCGTGTTCAGCTTAAAGTTAAGCATAAGCCTACCTTTTACTTTCCCTCAAAAAAGAAGTCAAAGTTCAAAACTATGACAGGTAAATCTGTTGAGCCTATTCAGTTAGGTTCTATCAGTGAGGCTCGTGAGTTTCTGGCTCAGTATAAAGAACAGCCTGGAATAATTTATGGTATGGAAAGATATCCGTATGTATGGATTGCGGATAACTATGAAGGTATTGTCGATTGGACTTTAGATAAAATCCTCATGTTGACCATCGACATTGAGGTGGCATCAGAGAATGGTTTTCCAGATCCTGAACTTGCTGACGAACAAGTCCTATGTATTACTGTAAAGAATCATAGAACGAAAAAGATTGTGGTGTGGGGTATCTATGATTATAATAATCCTCGTGACGATGTAGACTACATTCATTGTATTGATGAGCGTGAGATGCTAGAAAAGTTTGTCGGCTTCATGGTGTCAGTGCAACCAGATGTTATCACAGGATGGAACACTACATTTTTTGATATACCATATCTTGCAAATCGTATTACAAAATTGTTCGGTGATAAGATGCGGAACAATATGTCGCCGTGGGATATGGTAACAGAAGAACGAGTCAATACCTTTGGTCGAGAACAGGTTAAGTATAATATTTGGGGTGTTGCAAATATGGATTATATGGACTTATATCGTAAGTTTACATATAAGAATCAAGAATCGTATGCACTAAACTATATTGCAAAGGTAGAGTTAGGTGAACAGAAACATGATAATCCATATGAAACTTATAAAGATTGGTATACAAATGATTATCAATCGTTTGTAGATTATAATATTAAAGACGTAGAACTTGTTGATTCATTAGAAGATAAAATGAAATTACTTGAGCTGTGTCTGACTATGGCATATGAAGCGAAGGTGAATTATATAGATGTATTCTCACAAGTTCGTATGTGGGATGTGACAATCTATAATTATCTCCGAAGTAAAAACATAGTAGTGCCTCAACGAGATCATAGAACCAAAGGTTCAAAGTATGAAGGTGCATATGTAAAAGATCCAATCACAGGTCAACACAATTGGATTATGTCATTTGATTTAAACAGTTTGTATCCACATTTGATTATGCAGTACAATATATCTCCGGAAACAATGATAGGTCAGAGATTCCCAAAGGCTATAGATGTCAATTTACTTTTAAAGAAAGAAGTGGATACATCTGTATTAGGAGATAAACTAACAGTAACACCAAACGCCGCTTGTTTTAGAAAAGACATTGGTGGATTTCTACCAGAATTGATGGAGACAATGTATGGTGATCGTGTGAAGTTTAAACGATATGCATTAGATGCTAAACAAAGATTTGAAGATACCAAAGACCCAAAATATCAGAATGATATTTCAAAATACAACAACATTCAGATGGCAAGAAAGATTGCACTTAACAGTGCTTATGGTGCAATCGGCAATCAGTATTTTCGTTATTATGATGAGAAACTTGCCACAGCTATTACGACCAGTGGTCAGCTTAGCATAAGATGGATCGAGAATAAAGTTAATGATTACCTCAATAAAATATTACATACGGAAGATGAAGATTACATTGTGGCTTCCGATACAGATTCTATTTACGTCAGTTTTGATAGACTGGTTGCTTTATCTTACAGTGATAGAGCTGGAGTATCGAATGAACAAATCGTCAATTTCTTGGACAAAATCGCCACAGAAAAAATTGAACCTTACATTACTAAATGTTATGAAGAGCTTGCAGATTATGTGAAGGCATATGCTCAGAAGATGGAAATGTCCAGAGAGGTTATTGCAGACAAAGGTATTTGGACTGCCAAGAAACGATATATCTTAAACGTCCATGATAGTGAAGGTGTAAGATATGCAGAACCTCAATTAAAGATCATGGGTATAGAGGCAGTCAAATCTTCTACCCCAGAGCCTTGTAGAGATATGATTAAGTCAGCTCTAACCTGTATTGTTAATGGTGATGAGGAAACATTAAATACATTTATTCAAACATTCAGAAAAAACTTTATGAAATTAAAGACAGAAGAAATTGCTTTCCCAAGGTCTGTTAATGGTATAAAGAAATGGAGTGATAAAACAAGTATATTTAAGAAAGGTACACCTATGCATATCAAAGGTGCAATACTTTATAATCATCTTTTGAAAAAACATAATTTGGTTAAAAAATATCCTTTGATTCAAGATGGTGAAAAGATTAAGTATCTATTACTCAAAACACCTAATATTATTCAGGCCAATGTGATAGCATTTCTTGGTGAGTTCCCAAAGGAATTTGGCTTGCAAAATTACATAGATTATGATACAATGTTTGAAAAGTCTTTTGTTGATCCGTTGGAGTTTATTGTGGATGAAATAGACTGGACGATAGATAGAAGTTATGGCACACAGAGAACGCTGGAGGCGTTGTTTGGATGATATTTGATGAAGAATTATATACATACTTAGGCGAACATTGTAACGCTAATGGTTTACCTGTTTTAAATACAGGTGAGTTTAAGTATTGCACAGAAAAATATGGTAAGGATGTTTTTCGTGAAACATTGTCAGCCTATATTGCAGATGTACGTCCGCCATTTCCGTTTAAAGAAATATCATTTGGTGAGATGGTAGATAGTTTTCGTAAGCTTAAGAAGGCAGACTATACAAAGTTCATTACACCAACAGATCAATTAGAAAAGGAAGTGTTTGAAAAATATGATGACTACAAATACAATTTTGCAGAACATGGTCTAGGTCTTATAGATACACCATCTGTATATAATACCTGTAGTGATTACTTTATGAATCATTTACGATTGCGTTGTGGTTCATATAGTTTTAAAGCACCAGCTCAAGTTTGGGAAGAAGGAACTGCAAAAGAGATATGGCGTTCTATCGGTGCAATCTGGAGAGGTATTAATACTAATGAAGAACTGACACCTTCTGTATATATGTCTGCGTTTCGTTTGGGTACATATATTGCAACACAGTTTAAACCTATTGTGGCCAAGACTATCTATAACATGACAGACGCTAAGGTAGTGCTTGATACTTCTATGGGTTGGGGTGACCGTCTTGCTGGTTTCTTTGCATCAGACGCAACACATTATATTGGTTGTGATCCAAATCCAAATACATTTAAAGTGTATTGGGAAATGGTAAGAGAGTTTGATAACCTTGCACCAGGCAAGACTGTACAACTTCATAGATGTGGTGCAGAAGATTTGCCGTGGGATATGATAAAGGATGTTGATTGTGCATTTACCAGCCCACCATATTTTTCTACAGAAGAATATAATAAAGGTGGAGAATTTGAGGAAGATCAATCTTGGGCGAAGTTTAATGAATATGAAAAGTGGCGTGATGAGTTTTATCTTCCAGTAGCACTAAATAGCTTTAATTCATTAAGTGATAATGGATTTTTATTGACCAACATTATGGATCCTAAAGTTAAAGGAGTTCGTTACCGGTCAGGTGATGAGCTTGTAGATTCTTTAAGTGAACATTGGATGGGTCAAGTTGGTATGAGAATCATGCAACGTCCTCAAGGTAAAAATGTCTTTAAGACAAAAGAAGAACTTGAGGAGTTTATGAATAAAATTTATATTGAGAATGTGTGGTGCTTTGGTAAGAATAAAGACTTTGATTTCTTTAGACACAAACGCCGAGCAACACTTGAAGGATTATTTGGAGATTAGATTATGAGTTTTCTCAAGAATATAATAAAGGAAACAGGTAATGAGTTTGGGACGATTGCTGCTGATGGTCTTTCTACCGCTGATATTAGCGGCTATGTGGATACTGGCAGCTATATTTTTAATGCCTTATGCAGCGGTAGTATTTACGGTGGGATACCTCAGAACAAAATTACAGCGATTGCAGGAGAGTCGGCAACAGGCAAGACGTTCTTTGTTCTAGGTGTATGTCAAGCGTTTCTTGAAGCGAACCCGACAGGTAATGTTGTGTTCTTTGAAAGTGAATCTGCAATCAGTAAAGAGATGATTGAAAGTCGTGGTATTGATTCATCCCGAATGGCAATACTACCGATTACTACAGTACAAGAGTTTCGATATCAGGCACTACAGGTCCTAGAGGCATATGAAAATGAAGATGACAGACCGCCTCTGTTGATGTGTCTTGATAGTCTTGGTATGTTATCGACTACTAAAGAGATTGAAGATACACAGGCCGGCAAAGAAACCAGAGACATGACACGGTCACAAATTGTTAAGGCTGCGTTTCGTGTACTGACATTGAAACTTGGTAAACTTGGTGTGCCTATGATAATGACGAACCACACTTATGAAGTTATTGGTTCTATGTTCCCACAGAAAGAGATGGGAGGCGGATCGGGTCTCAAGTATGCTGCATCAACAATCATTTATCTATCAAAGAAGAAAGATAAAGACGGCTCAGAGGTCGTAGGTAACATCATCCATTGTAAGACATACAAATCTAGACTGACAAAAGAAAATCAAATGGTAGACGTTAGGCTCTCTTATACGAAGGGTTTAGACAAGTATTATGGTCTTTTAGAATTGGCAATAGAAGCAGGTATATTCAAATCAGTATCGACTCGTATAGAATTGCCTGACGGCACAAAGACATTTGGTAAGACTATCAACAATGATCCAGAAAAATATTATACAGATGAAGTAATGGAGAAGCTTGATAAGTTTGCCAAAGAAAAGTTTAGTTATGGATAATTATATTCGCACATACAGTAATGTTTTGGATGAAGAATCTTGTCAGTTTCTTATTGAGAAGTTTGATACTTCTGAGCATGAATACGAGGATATTCACGAAACAAATTTTAATTTAGTATATTGTTTCAAACAAATCAATATGTATAATCACGATAGTTGGGCAGGTATACGAGAACAAATTATCAAGGCGATGTTACATTTTGTTAAACTTTACAAAAAAGAGTGTAATATTATTGATGGTTTAATGTGGCCGAAAGAATATGGTTATGAAGCCATAAGAATAAAAAGATATCTTCCTAATGATTATGATAGATTTGATGACCATGTGGATTCAACAGCAGGGTGTGAAAAAAGATTCCTTAATTTTCTTATATATCTTAACGATGTAGAAGAAGGTGGGGAGACAGAATTTCCTCAGATATATAATCCAGGAACACATATGCCGTTATCGGTAAACCCAAAAGCAGGAACGATGGTAATATTTCCTCCGATGTGGCCTTGGCTACACGCTGGTAGAAAACCAGTATCGAGCCCGAAGTATTTTGTTCATTCGTATTTACATTATGTTTGAATTTGTAGAACGCAAAGAAACATTTACCAAAGATAAGTTTTGTTATGGATAAGTATATACAAGTTTATAATGATGTTATTGATGAGGTAAGTTGTAAAGAACTTATCAAGAAATTTGAAGATGAACACCAGATGTATGAGACCGTGCATCAAGAAGATGTTGATAATAATGTTATCTCATTTGAACAACTAAACTTGTTTACACAAGGTTGGGATGATGTTCAGAAAGGACTGCTTGAGTTGTTTCAAGAATATATTGTACGCTATAGAATAGATTGCAGTATCTATGATAAGATGTGGCCAGAGAAATATGGTTATGAGGCCGTGAGAATGAAACGGTATCTAGGAAATAATTATGACCGTTTTGATCCTCATGTTGATGTAATGAACCATGAATCCGCACGAAGATTTCTTGCCTTCTTTATTTACCTTAACGATGTAGAAGAAGGAGGCGAGACACAGTTCCTAAACATATACAAACCAGGAACATTCTTACCTTACACAATAAAACCAAAGAGAGGACGATTGTTAATGTTTCCACCAACGTGGCAATACTATCATGCAGGCCTGAAACCTGTATCTGGTAGAAAATACATTATACATTCGTATTGTCATTATGCTTAATTATGATTGGCGAGTAAATAAAGAAACTGGCGAAAATGCCATAGTAATATTAGAAGGTCCTTATAAAGATATAATTTTTACTTTTAAGGAAAGTAAAGTAATTTTAAAAAATGAAGATGGTAGTCCTTTAGACCTAGAAGATGCAGAGTCAATACCTATTGACTTTAAGTATGAAGTGTTGTATAATCCAGATGATAAAGATGTATTAACATTAGATTTTAAAAACGCAATCGGTGATATTTTTATGGAAATATTACAAGATAGTATTCAACATGACAGTTATAGGCTAGAGGATGAAAATAGAAACGACAATACTGAATAATTTAATTTATAATGAGGAATATAGTAGAAAAGTAATTCCTTTTTTAAAAGAAGAATATTTCCAAGACGGTATAGAAAAAATTATATTTAAAACCATATGGGAATATGTAGAAAAATATAAAAGAAATCCTACTATAGATATTCTTTCTATAGAAATTGAGAAGATTGCTTTAAATCAGGAGCAGTATAAATCCTCAATAGAATATTTTTCTGATTTAGTAGAAACACCAACTGATTTAGATTGGTTAGTAGATCAAACTGAAAAGTGGTGTAAAGATAAAGCCATTTATAATGCCATACTCAATGGTATTCATATCATAGATGGTAAAGAAAAAGATAAGTCTCCAGATGCTTTACCAAGTATCTTGTCAGAGGCATTGGCTGTTTCTTTTGATAAACATATCGGCCATGATTATATGGAACAGCATGATGATAGATATGAGTTCTATCATACGACAGAAGATAAGATTCCATTTGATTTAGATTTCTTTAATCGTATTACAAAAGGCGGTCTACCAAATAAGACATTGAATATTGCACTCGCCGGCACAGGTGTAGGTAAATCATTATTCATGTGTCATGTTGCAGCATCAACTTTGATGCAGGGTAAGAATGTATTGTATATTACATTAGAGATGGCTGAAGAAAAGATTGCAGAGAGAATTGATGCCAACTTAATGAATGTGACTATGGATGATTTGCATGATCTTCCTAGACATATGTATGATGATAAGTTTGGTAGAATACAGAAAAAGACTCAAGGTAATCTGATAGTCAAAGAGTATCCAACAGCTTCAGCTCATTGTGGTCATTTTCGTGCATTACTAAATGAGTTGCAGTTGAAGAAAGAATTTAAACCAGACATTGTGTTCATAGATTATATAAACATCTGTGCATCTAGTCGATTTAAGTACGGTAGTAATGTAAACTCTTACACATATATCAAAGGCATTGCAGAAGAAATGAGAGGTCTTGCAGTAGAATTTAATATACCAATTATGAGCGCAACGCAAACGACAAGAAGTGGGTTTGTATCAACAGATATTGGTTTGGAAGATACCAGTGAATCATTTGGGTTACCAGCGACTGCTGATTTAATGTTTGCTTTGATATCAACAGACGAATTACAAGAGTTGAATCAGATGTTGGTTAAACAATTAAAGAATAGATATGCAGACCCAACATCCAATAAGAAATTTATCATTGGTGTTGATCGAGCCAAGATGAAATTATATGACGTTAATCAGACAGCTCAAGAAGATTTAGTAGATACAGGGCAGGAAGAAGAAGTAATTGATAGGTTTGCAGACTTCAAAGTTTAATAAATATTAGGATGAAATCCTTTGAAGAATTTATTTTACAAGAAGCACAAACATCTGCCGCCTTTGAGATGGAAAAACTCATTGTTGCAGCTGCCGGCGGCCCAGCATATAAACCAAGAGATAAGAAAATCTCACCAGATGCCGGTGAAAAAATTGTAAAAGATTTAAGACTGACCGGCAAAGGTCAGATGCCCAAAAATGCATATGATGTTACATCTGATTGGGCCCAATATTTTCCAGGAGGTAAGGCTCCCGGTGCAACCAAGACTCCCAAGACCGATTTCATTATCGGTAACAAAAGAATATCATTAAAGACTGGCAAAGGTGCTCAGTTGATGAGTGGTGGTAAATCAGAAGCCACCGCTACATTTTATGCAGCGTGTCGTACTGGTAATATTCCTATTGATGGTGCAATCAAAACTTTAGAAGGTTATTTTAAAGAAATGATGTCTACCACAATGCCTGATGTAAAGGGTAATGCTGCAGAACTTGTAAAGAATAAGAAGTCAGAACTGATTAATAAAACTAATGAAATACACCAAAGGTTTAAGAAAGATTTAAGAACAACCTTTGCGAGAAATCCAAAGTTTGCATATGCATTTACTTACGAAGCGATGACAGGCGTGCAGAAGTTTGGTGGTAAAAGTCCTGCTGCCGCTCAGTATTTTTTAGTCACACCTTGGTCTGGTGACCCTGCCGACATACACGATGCCTTTAGAGACAAAGGTTATGTCAAAAAGATTGCAAGTCAAGTAGTACCAGAGGCAAGATTTAAGTCTACATCACAGAGATTAAGAGATCCAAGAACTGGTGCAACAAAAAAGACAGGGTTTTATAGTATCTATAGTGCAGTTGGTTTAGGTATCAAAAATATGACTGAACAATTAGAGAGTTTGGAAGGTGAAATATTATCTGAAGCACTATTTGATAAGATTAGAAAGATATGGAGTAAGTTTAAAAATTATATGAAGCGGGTGTGGGAACAAGCCAAGAGATGGATAGGAAATAATTGGCAGAGACTTCTACAATTTTTAGGATTAGAACCTCAAGTGTATTTCAATAACAATCCGAGGTGGTAAGATGGAACTTTCTGAGCTAACTACTTTAAGTGCTTGTTTTTTTTCTAGAGGAGAATTAAATAGAGTTAGGTCTGGAGCTATAGGTGATATTACAGTTCTTGATGATTTTTTAATGAAGTGTAAAGAGGTAGCCCAATCAGGTAAAATAGAATTTGGAACTCCAGCTGTAAAAGTAGAAGCAATAGAGCTTATGGATTCAAAGAAAAATACTAAAGCATTATCAGAAATGGCAGTTGGTATATCAGGAGCTTTAGCTGTTAAGGATTGGCTTAGTAGAAAACATAATGAAGGTTCAGATCCAAAACCAAAAATAGGATATCTCACAGGAGATAAATGGCCAGATGATGTAGAGAAATTTAGAGTTGAAGCTGCTGGTATGAAAGATTATAATTCATCCGATTTTATAGTCTATACAGGTAGACAAGGAACAACTGGTTATTATTATGGAGTATCTTTAAAGAAAAGACCTACTGAATGGGCTGATAATCCAACATTAATTAATAAAGTATTTAATTCTATATTGGAAGGTAGTCAATATGAATCTCTTTGGGAGGAAGTTCAAAGGAATAGAATGAATTTTTTTGTTAAAGTTTTGAAAAAAGCTACTAGAAGTAGTAAGCCTTTAGCTGGTTCAAATTTAAATTCATTAAAGGCAGAACAATTATGGAAATATAATTTAAAAGAACCAAAAACTATAAATTCTAAAGGCAAAGCTACCAAATACGAAAATAGAAAACTTATTAATATAAAAGGTGAAGGTGCGTTAGACCTTACAAAAGGTCCTGTAATAAGTACACATAAAGAGAAAGCAGACCAACCATATTCTTTGGCTGCTATAAATGACAAAGGAATAAGTCTTTCAAGAACTAATTGGAAAATGAGAAAGTTTGTAAATTCAGAAGTGGCTAAAGGATACTTTGATGAATTAGAAACGATATTAAATGATAATGCTGAAAAGTTTGCTACTGGTCTATTAAATTTAGTTTTAAAACCACAACTAATGAAAATTTTAACAGCAGATCCAAAATTAAAATATGATTATTGGTTTGGATTTTCTTTAATTACAGCTGCAGGTAGTGTTAAACCTTCAGGTCAAGTAGTTGTTGGGTTAGGAAATTATAAAGATATAACGACTGTAATGTGTGGTATAAAAGCTGTTTCTGGTCCAAATACAAAATACACAATGGTGAAGGTTGGGAATCCAAGAAAAACAGATAATGATGATGCTGCAAAAGTTTTTTATGAATTG